AATTTAGGATTGAATAACACATATATTTTGAGTTTTTTAAATTCTTTAGAATCAGTAATAATTCCTATTGGAACTAAATTGTGTATTCGATTAGATATAAAAGATTCATCTGGCATTGAAAGTACAAATATATCAAACACTTACTGTTTTACAAAATAAAAAAATATGGACTTAAAAGGAATAGATGCTTTAAATAAAGCGAGCAGATTGATGGAATCTTTGATCGTACCTGAGAAAAAAGATTCGTTTTCTAATGTAGAAAAAACTTATAACGCTGCTAATGGAAAAACTTACGGTATTGTTAAAGAAGGTGTAAAATATGTTATTAAAGAAAGTATTTCTTCTAAGGCATATTTACCTGAACATTTTGATTATATTCAAGGCGTTCAAAATAAATCAAAATATTCAAAAGAAACTATTTTAGAGGCTGAAAAAACAATTCATCTTTGGAATATTGAATTTAAAAGAATTCATGGAAATACGTTTTTGAAAGAGCAAGAAGAAAATAAGAAAATGGTTTTGAAAGTACCTGCACCAAAAGCTGCAGCTGCGGATGTTCCAATGGATATGCCAGTGGATGCTCCTGCAGGTGGCGCAGGTGATGCACCAATGGGTGGAGCACCTGCAGAAGGTGGGGCTGATATGCCTGCTGAAGGTGGAGCTGATATGCCTGCTGAAGGTGGAGCAGATATGCCTGCAGAAGCTGGGGCTGATATGCCAATGGATATGCCTGAAGATGGTGCAGATGAATCTGAGGGTGATGATGAAGATGGTGGTGATGAAGAGGATCCAACAAAACTTATTCAGAAGTTGGCTGGCAAACTTGCTTATGAACTCAGAGAGTTTCAAGGTGAAGATGAAGAATATGGAGACCTTGCAAATTTTGCATTAGGTATGGTTGCTGCTGCAGTAAATCCTGAAAAACTTTCAACATCTGATATCAAAAAATTAAAAAAGAAAGTTGATAAAAATCTTAAGAAAGATTCTGATGAATTAGATTTGGATTATCCAGGTTCTGAAGAAGATATGCCTGAAGATAGTGATGAAATGCCTGAAGATAGTGGAGATACAGAAGAAATGCCTGAAACAGGGGATGGTGAAGAAGGAATGGAAAAATCATTGGCGGAAATATTTAAAAGAATGAAAAAATCCAATAAAAAATTGTCTGATAAACAGCGTAAAAATTTGGATAACAATAAAGATGGTAAATTAACAGGAATAGATTTTAAAATGTTTCATCAAAAAGGTGATGATGAAAAATCTTTGAAAGAATTTAAAGATTATGCTATGGATATGATGGAAGATGATAGTGATGTTTACTTTGAAGAAACTCCTGATAAATTATTATTAGATAATCCTTTGAATGAATATGGTGATTTATATGAAGAAGAGGGTTTATATGAAGAAGAGGGTTTATATGAAGAAGATGATTTATATGAAGAAGAGGGTTTATATGAAGAAGAGGGTTTATATGAAGAAGAGGATGTATTTTCTGAAGAAGAATATTTGAGAGAATTTAATAAATTACATGAAGATGGTTATCTCTCTGAATATGACTTGATGGAAGATGAATATCTCTCTGAATATGACTTGATGGAAGATGAATATCTCTCTGAATATGACTTGATGGAAGATGAATATCTCTCTGAATATGACTTGATGGAAGATGAATATTTGAATGAAGATGATATTATGCTTGAAATAGATGAAGACACCTTTCAAGAATCGTTTAAAAAAAAAGCCAGGTGGTAAAACCTAAATATGATGGTGTGCATACAGAAAGAATAAAGTCTCCAAAGAATAAAGAAAAAATCACCAGAGCACCTGATGGTACTCCTATTGGAAGATATGATGGGGATGATGATTACTATATAACACACAGTCCAAAGAATTTTAGAATGTTCAAATGAAGTTAGTTTTTATAAATCATATTGGTGAGAACTTTCAGGGATATAGTTACTATGAATTATTATTCTCTGAAAGTTCTTTAGAAGATGTAACAGGTGACGATTGGGATGCATATCCTGCGAATGGAAATCCAAGGGTTCCTATTGATTATGTGGATTTAGCATATCGTCTTGAAACCGAAATAGAGTTTGAATTGATACAAAATCATGTTTCTTTTGATATGTCAGATTGCAAACAAGGAATTATTCCTCTTGCTTGGGAATCTGAAAAGGATGAAGAAACAATCGAAAGGAGACTTTTTTTTAAATTTGGTGAAAAATTAGAATCCGTTAAATCAAAATTATATGAAAAAGATATATTTATAGAGAAAATATATGGAGAAGAAAAAAAACATGTTGATTGAGAGGCTTGTAAAAAAAGCTTATTTGTTCGAAGAAACCGAAACAAAATCACCAGAAGAACTTGATAAAATGATATCAACTATTAGAACAACCAGTTTAAATCTAAAAAAGGAGTTGTTAAATTTAGGAGTTCAAGAAACTTCTGATAGAACAAATCCTATTAACATTTTAACAGATGTATACAATTTATTGGCTGAATACGATCCAGTTTCGAATAAAATATTAAAGAATCCTAAATTCATGAAATCTGATGCATCTCAAGCAATGCAAGATGTTGTATCGGAAACAAAGTCTTCTAAGAAGGTAAAATATTACGGATTATAATCAAATTTATTCAAAAGATAGTTGGTGGATTTCTTATGAAATCCACCTTTTTCTTTTTAAAAGATATTTATAAGAAAAATAAATGCTTACTAAAGCAGATATACAAAAAGAATACATTACAGGATTAATAAATCCTGCGTATACAATTGAAAAACATTTGAAGGCATTCGACCTTACTAAAGGTGGTTATGTCCCTTTCAAACTATTTCCCAGACAAAAGGAGATTATATCTTGTTATGAGAAGGTTAGAAACAATATTGTTACAAAACCTCGTCAGACAGGTGTGTCTACCACCACTCAAGCATACCTCGCTTGTAAGGCTGCTTATACAGACCCAAACAAACCTGAAGTAATTATAGTTATTGCAAACAAATTTGCTTCAGCTAAAAAGTTTTTAGCAGGTATAAGAATGTTTCTTTCCCATATGCCAAGATATGTTTGGGGTGAATTTTATGATGAGAGAAAAAAAGTTGAACCTTATATTGATGGTAAAGGTGCAGCAGAATCCATAACACTTCTCAATGGAACCAAAATTATAGCCTTAGCTACCTCTCCAGATGCCCTTCGTGGTTATACCCCCACTTATTTAGTAATAGATGAGGCTGCATATGTAGAAACTCAAGCAAGAGAACTTTATAATGCTTCTATGGCAGCTCTTTCTACAGGTGGAAAAATGATAATTATTTCAACTCCTAATGGAAAGGATGAACTTTATTATAAAACTTATATAAATGCAAAATCTGGTGAAAATGGATTCAATATTATTCACTTAAAATGGTATGAAGATCCTCGTTATAATAAAGGTTTGGAATGGCATAAGGAAGATGATTTAGGTAAAGTTGAAATCGTTAAGGAAATTGATTACACTTTTGCTTCTTTTGAAAAGATGGAAAAAGCTGGTTATAAACCTATAGCTCCTTGGTATAAGACTATGTGTAGTATGTTAAATAATGATAAGTTAGCTATTGCACGAGAATTGGATGTAAAATTTGAAGGTTCTGCTGGAACAGTTGTTGAACAAGAATGGATTGAATACCATGAAAGAGTGAATGTGAGAGAACCTATTGAAAAACACGAACAAGAAGATCGTTTGTGGGTTTATGAACATCCTGTTGAAGGGCATGAATATATTATGGGTGTCGATGTTTCTAGTGGTAATTCAGATGACTTTTCAGCAGTTGTTGTAATTGACACTACTACTGGGGATCAAGTTTTAGAATACAAAGGAAAAATAAGACCTGAATATCTTGCAGAGATTGTATTTAAATGGGGAAATACTTATTCTGCTTTGACAATTGTGGATACTACAGGTGGATATGGTGATAACTGTATTTTAAAACTTCAAGAATTTGGTTATAAGTATTTGTATTATTCCAAAGGAAATAATCCTGAATTTATGAAGAAAAAACCTCAATACGGTGTAAATGAAAACAAATTAGTTGCAGGTTATAAAATAAGTTCAAAAAGACCGCAAATCATAGGTAAACTCACAGGTGTTATTGAAGAAAATGATTTCAAAATAAGATCGAGTAGATTTGTTGCGGAACTTGAAACTTTTGTTTGGGTTAACGGTAGACCTGACCATACTCCAGGATTTAATGATGACTTGATTATGGCTGCAGCTTTGGCATTTTGGGTATTAGAAACTGAATTTAAAAGTCTTGAGAAAGCAAAAGCACAAACCAAAAGTATTCTTAGTGTACTTGGAAATGGAGGTAATAAATCTCCAAGAGAGAAGAGTAATCTTAATAGTAGTTACAGCGGAGGGTTTACAACTCCTTCACATGTGAAAAGTAATAAAATTACATCATCACAGGATCCTACAGGTGAACATAGTTGGCTTTTTATGTAAATAAAATATATTAGTAATAAAGAATTTAATTGTAATGGATAAAAATCAACCTATAATAACAAAGTATAAAAAGTTAACTCAAAGGTTTACTCAAGATCATCCATATGCTCCTAAAGAGGATGGTAAGGCTCCTCTTTTAACTACAAAGAATAAGAGGGAATATGACCTTAGAAAACTTGAAAAACAGCAAACGAAATTTTTAAGTTCTCAATGGCAAAAGGTTGATACACATATCAAGCAAAAAGCTTTAATTTTTGAAACTCAAAGGTATCCTTCGTATCTTGATTACGATCTTATGGAATATTACCCTATTATCGGTCAAGCACTTGATATCTTTATGGAAGAATCTACAACCGCAAATTCTGAAGGAAGAATATTAAATATTTTTTCAGAAAATAAGAAGATTCAAGAGGAATTAGAGGAACTATTTTTTAATAGATTGAACATTCATACGACTCTTCCAATGTGGATACGGAATATGCCTATTAGAAAAAATAGTATGATACCTTTATTGGATGGTTCAACAATTTCTATTGAGGAGCTTTCAAGTAAAATTAAAGCAGGGGAAGATATATGGACATACTCGGTGCAACAAGAAACTAATGACATTGTTCCAGGAAAAATTGTTTGGTGTGACCTAACAATGGAAAAAACTAAATTAATTAGAGTTACTTTAGATGATGGAACTTTTGTAGATACCACTCCAGATCATGAATATATGATGAGAGATGGTTCATACAAAGCTGCTGAAAAATTAACTCCTGGTGAAAGTTTAATGCCTTTTTATACTATTAAAAGTAATAAAAAGAGCCATAATATAGATGGTTATGAAAAAATTTATAATCCTAAAACAAATAATTATAAATTTACTCATAGAATTGTTTCGTTAAATTTATTGAAAAATAGTGAATGGGAATCAACTTTAAAAGAAAGTGTACATACACATCATATTGATTTCAATAAATTGAATAATCATCCCAAGAATCTTGAAAGATTAACTGAATCAGCTCATAGACTATTACATAAAAATATATTAGAAAAAACTTTAATGCGAGAAGATGTAATCCAGAAAAGAATGGAAGGCATTGATAAATATTTAAGGTCTGATGAAAGAAGGATTAGATTGTCTAATACAATGAAAGGCATCTATCCTAACTACTTTAAAGATTATAATAATAGTTCTTTACATAAAATTCATAATACTAATAGAAAAAATAGTATGCTTCAAAATTGGAGCGATTCTTCATATAAAGATAAAGTAAAATCTTTAATGAAATATAATTTTTCTGAAGATTGTAAAAATATTTTAAATGAAACAATTTTACAATTTTATGGAGAATGTTATAACAAAAAAGAGCTAGTTAAATTATTACTTTCTAATACTATTTTTGTAAATGCTTTTATAAATTCTAATTCTAAATTAAAAAGGAATGCTATAAAAGGTATTAACTGTAAAACTATTGATGAAATATGTGTAAGAGAATTTGGATTAAATGTTATTGATTATATGTTACATGTTAATCCTGAAATAAAAAATAATAAAAAATATCAAAAGGCTTCAGCTATATCGAATGGAAAAATAAAAAATCATAAAGTTGTTTCAGTTGTTGAATTATCTGAAGTTGATGATGTTTATTGTATGGAAGTTCTCGGTCCTAATGGTGAGCATGATAGACATAATTTCCCAATTTGTTCTGTCGATGAGAATGGAAAATATAGTAGAAATGGGGTGTTTGTTTCAAATTGTAAGTATGGTGATAATTTTGTCTACATGCAAATTGACGATGAATTGGGGGTTGTAGGCGCAAAACAATTACCAAATATTGAGGTTGAAAGGATAGAAGGCAAGGAAAATGCTCGAATGAAACCTTCATTATTGAATCAAGATGATGAAGTAATCTTTCGTTGGAAGGCTACAGATATTGCTGAATTCAAATATTGGCAAGTGGCGCATTTTAGACTTCTTACGGATGATAAAAGACTTCCTTATGGTGTTTCAGTTCTTGAGAAAGCAAGAAGAATTTGGAAAAATTTGCTTCTTGTGGAAGATGCAATGAGAACTATAAGATTGTTAAGAGCTATTGACAGAAGGGTTTATTATATTGATGTCGGTAA